AATTGATGAACCTTAATAATTCGAGCTATGACTTCACCGTAGGAACTGGCATTACAGTAGAGGTAACTAATTCTGTTGGGACTTATATCCCTATTTTTGGCGGCTTTATCTCTGATTTTACTATTGCGGTTAACCAGGCTGGAGATCTTGGTTATACAACTACTGCAACTATTACCGCCCTAGGAGCCTTATCTAAACTTCCCCGAATCATCGATCCTGGAGTCTTATCTCAGGACTTTGACGGGGATCAGATTTACATGCTTCTTTCAGGCTACCTATTAGGGCAATGGAATGAAGTACCAGCCGCTCAGACTTGGGCTAATTATGACCCTACCGAAACCTGGCTAAATGCGGCCAATATCGGTTTAGGCGAAATCGATCAGCCAGGCGATTATGAACTAATAGCCCGGTCATCTTCAAATACAGACCTTTACTCATTATGCACAGCTATTGCTAATTCTGCCTTTGGCGTTCTCTACGAAGATGCAAATGGCAATATCGGATATGCGGATCAAACTCATCGCCAAGATTATCTAGCCAATAACGGATACACCACGCTCGATGCCAACCACGCTAATGGCATAGGTTTAGCAGCTACTACTCGCGCTGGAGATATTCGCAATAGTTTCACTATCGTTTCTGGCACTAACGGTAATCATACTTATACCGCCACTGATGCTGAAAGCCAGACTTTGTTCGGAGTTTATGCGGAGCAATACACATCTAGAATCAAAAACAATTCCGATGCAGTAGCTCTAGCCGATCGTTATATTGATCTTCGAGCCTTTCCTTATCCTAAGTTTCAAAGCATCACTTTCGTACTTGGAAATTCTGAAATCGACAATGCCGACCGAGATGCCCTAATCAACATCTTCCTAGGTCAGCCAGTCTGGATCCAGAATCTACCGCCAAACATTACAGGCGGATCTTTTCAGGGCTACATCGAGGGCTGGACATTCAGAGCCTCACTTAACAATTTGACCGTAACATTCAACGCATCTCCTGTGAACTTCTCGCAAGTTGCGGTAAAATGGGAACAGGTCAATGCAGCGGAAACCTGGAACACACTTAACACGAGCCTAACCTGGCTAAATGCGATAGGAGCAGTAGCGTAATGGCAACAACAACTACTAACTTTGGTTGGGATATTCCTCAATCAACTGACTTGGTAAAGGATGGCGCCACCGCCATTGCTGCGCTTGGGCAGGATATAGACACAGCCTTAGTCGACCTCAAAGGCGGCACAACTGGTCAGGTACTAGCTAAGGCATCAGGAACAGACCTCGATTTCTCCTGGGTTGCTCAAGATGATTCAAACGCTATTCAGAATGCCATCGTCGATGCTAAGGGCGATCTTATTGCGGCAACGGGTGACAACACTCCAGCGCGTTTAGCAGTTGGCACAAATGGCCACGTGTTAACAGCAGACTCAAGCGCTGCAACTGGCATTAAATGGGCAGCCGCAGCAGGCGGCGGCAAAGTCTTACAGGTTGTATTTGCCAGCACTAGCACAGCCACAACGGTTGCCAGCACTACTTACACAGACAGCACATTAACTGCAACAATCACACCGACTTTAGCAACTAGCAAAGTTTTAATAATTTACAATCAACAATTAGTCGCTCAACGCGCTGCCGCTGCCGCTTCGGCAAATGTTCAATTATTGCGTGGTGCAACTTCAATTCAAGATTTAAGCACAGTTGCTGATTTAAGCACGGGAAGCGCCACTACATATTATGCAAACACCGTAGGAGCTACATATCTTGATTCACCTGCCACGACTTCTGCCACAACTTACAAAACTCAGGTCAAATCAACTACCACAGCCAACAGCGGTCAAGCCATAGCGCAAGCCAGTTCTTCAGTTTCAACAATTACTCTTATCGAAATTGGTGCATAATGAGTTATCTATTTCAAGCAATTAAATCACTTCGCCCAACTGCCGAATTTTCTTTTAATGAAGAAGATTATTCAACTGTTAAATGGGATGTTTTGGAAGGTAATGCACCTACTAAAGCCCAGATTGAAGCTGAGATTGCAAAGATTAAGGCAGCGGAAGCAACTGAAACCGAAACAAAGTCAGCGGCTAAGGCTGCTTTACTTGAGCGTTTAGGCATAACTGCTGATGAAGCGGCTCTCCTACTTGGATGAAACCAACACTTTCTAAAGCTGCTCAACAGTTAAGGGAACAGTTTGATGACACCTTCCCAGATCGTGATAGACGTTCCGATGGCTGGATCGGCGATCTCCGTCATTCAGCGCGCCCTAGCGATCACAACCCTGATCCAAAGGCTGGAATGGTTGTCAGAGCAATCGATGTTGATGCAGATGTCCATAAGTCAGGCAAGCCCGACCTCATGCCCGATATTGCAGATCAGATTCGTCTCGCTGCAAAGTCTGGAGAGAAGCGCATCTCTTATGTCATATTCAACGGCCGAATCGCATCATCTCGCTTGGGCTGGCGCTGGAGAAAATATACGGGAAGCAATCCGCACAACCATCATTGCCATATCTCTTTCACTAGCAAAGGTGATCAAGATGGCTCATTTTTTCAAATTCCACTACTAGGAGCAAACAAATGAATATGAAGCACCCAGCAATAATCTCAATCGGCGCATTCTTGGCTGTATGGGGAACTACTTCTAACTTTGCTTTGGATTACCGGGCAATTCTTGGCTCAATCGTTGCAGGCATCTTTGGTTATGCCACACCTAAAAAGTGACGGCTCAAGATTATGCTGCTCTTGCAGTAGCGATCGTGACGGTTCTGGGTGGTGTAACTGCCATGCTGAACTTTATGATCAAACACTATTTAGCGGAGTTGAAGCCGAATAGCGGTTCATCGATTAAGGATCAAGTTAATCGATTAGAAACGCGTGTTGATACCATTATCGAGATGTTGCGTAAGTAACACTTATCCTATGGCTCGTAAAAAGGTTATAGACCTTGATACATATACAGCATTAGATGCCTGGGCAATCAGTCTCCAGGAGATGTATAGGGCGCTTCGCCGCGCTGGTTTCGAGATTGACTTAGCCCTTGGAATCATAACTGAGCCATCAGCTTATCCAGATTGGATTCTCCCTAAGCCAGACCTAATCCCACACACCTGGGATGATGACGATGACGATGAGGATTAACAATGAAAAGAACTGTAATCGTTCCAGATTTACAGGTTCCATATCACGATGAAATTGCTGTCCGCAATGTTGCATCTTTTATTAAGGCATACAGGCCAGATAACGTCATTACTTTGGGAGATGAAATCGATCTCCCGCAGATCAGTAGATGGTCAGATGGAACCCCGGGCTGGTACGAGCAGACACTAGCTGATGATCGAGACCAAGCCGTAGAGGTTTTATGGTCGCTAGTGGAGCATTCTAAAGAAGCCCACATGATCCGTTCCAACCATACGGATAGACTTTACAACGTCATTATGAAGAAGATTCCAGCGTTTCTGGCTTTGCCTGAGTTGCGCTTTGAGAAGTTTCTAAAACTCGATGAATTAGGCATTACCTATCATAAGAAGCCTTATGCCTTTGCTAAAGGCTGGGTGGCCGTTCATGGTGATGAGCAAGGTATTAACCCTAATGCGGGTCTCACAGCCCTTGGAGCAGCCCGTAGGCACGGTTTAAGCGTTGTTTGCGGTCATACCCACAGAGCGGGCGTATCAGCCTTTACAGAGGCTTCTGGGGGCAAAATAGGGCGCATTTTGCGTGGCGTAGAAGGTGGCCATCTTATGGATGTTCGCAAGGCTGGCTATACCAAGGGAACTATGAACTGGCAGCAGGCATTTATACTGGTTGAAGATAGCCAAGTAACTTTAATTAACCTTGAAAAGGATGCGACTTTCGTGGTTCATGGTCGTAGGTATGGACGATCTCGATAACGATATAAAGCGCACGATCGATGATGCGGTCGATGAGGCAGAATTGTTACCGTTTCGTTATATCAATGAACACGGTTCTGTCTGCTAGTTGTGTCATTCTTACTCCAAGAAGCCAGAGAGTCTGGCAAAAGGGAGCAATATGAGTTTATTACAGTTAATTATCCTGGGCTTATGTTTCGGGATGTTTTTTATAGGGTACAAAATCGGCCACAGAGATGGTTATATCGTAGGTCGTAAGGCAGTTCGCAAGCACTATGAGCAGCTTGATCAGGTCAGAGTATGAAGCATGCAGAAATCCTTCAGACAGCTACAGACTTATACAAAGACCGGGGACTCACTTACGGTCATCCGACTGACAATATGGCAAGAGCAGCAGGGCTTATCAGCGCCTATTTGGAAATGCCGATTACAGATTATCAAGTTGCGGTCATTCTCGCGCTGGTCAAGATTGCCAGAAGCATCGAAGATGCACAAAAGATCGATACCTGGGTCGATGGAGCCAGTTACCTTGCAATCGCTGGACAATTAGCCACAGAGGAGAATGAGTTATATGTTTAAGCGACGATGCCATAAGTTTGGTGAAGCAATCAAAATGAAAGATGGGATAGTTTATTTTTGCGAATGTTTATCTTACGGTGAAGTTTGGGATCTCTGGAAAGACGGTCATAATTCAGCGATGAAAGAGGTAGAAAGTGTTTAAATTAGAAGATTATGAAACAGTCGAGGAACGATTAGTTAAATTCTGGAAGGAATATCCTGATGGTCGAATATCTACTGAGGTCGTTGAGCATAGTCTTCAGCGGTTTATCGTTAAGGCTTCTATCTTTAGAACTGAAGTGGATGCATACCCTTGGACTACTGGCTTTGCTGAGGAAACCGTATCTACGCGAGGAGTCAATTCTACGTCGGCGCTTGAGAATTGCGAGACGAGTGCGATTGGTCGTGCTTTGGCTAACGCGAATTATGCAGCGAAAGGCAAACGCCCTAGTCGTGAAGAAATGGCAAAAGTCAATCAGGCGCAGCCAAAACCGTTCGCTGAGAAGCTAAACGACAAGATCATTACTCCCGTCGAAGATGATCCTTGGACCGTCAAGGCAGTTGCTCCAGCAGCTAGTGCAGCAGAAGCGGTTGCGCTAGTCCAGGAAGTATTAGGCGGCACAAGCATCGATAAGGACATTCCATTATGTCGTAACTGTCACGATCACAAGCCGATGCAATGGAAAACTGGAGTCAGCGCCAAAGGCAAGGCTTGGGGCAAGTTTGACTGTTATGTCTGCCGAGATGTCATTTGGTACAACATTTCAAAAGATGGCACTTGGAAACGACAAGAGGAGCGATCATGACAAGCTTACAATTTATGAATCAAGATGGTGAATGGGAATCTTACCCAGACGTCGATGTTCTTGAGCAATACAAAATGATCCGAGATACCGTTAAAGCATCTGGCATTACTACTCGATGCTGCCTATGTAATAGAGAGTTTGATGTTTCAGAAATCGTCATCACAGGCGGATCATTACAGGCAGGCTTTACTTGGTCTTGCCCAGATTGCCACGCAGTAACTTTGGAGACAAATGTCGCAAAGCCGCAAATATAGAGGCTATGCTACTGAGAAATTGGTAGCACAATTCTTCTCTCAATGGTGGCCATACGCATTACCAACGGGAGCAGGAAGGTCTGGAAGTGATGTTACTGGGGTTCCGTACTTTGATATAGAAGTCAAAGCCCGGGCAGACTTCCAACCTAAAGCGTGGATCGATCAGGTCAGAAAGCGAACAGCAGAGAATGGGGATATTCCTTTAGTTGTAAGCCGACTGAATGGACAAGGGGCAGAGGTGGGAAATTACCTTGCGTTCATGCGGTTATCTGATCTGGTCGATCTCATGCGAAAGGCAGGTTATGACAAGTTCGAACACAAGCTACAAGACTCAAATATCAGAAGATGTAAAGGATGCGGAGAGTGGACAATAAATGACCCATGCAGATGGTGCGAGGAACAATAATGAACTATTTGATTGGATGCACACTTGCCCTTGCGGCTATTCGCTCAAGTCTGCCTATGGCTTTCTTACTCAGCGTGAGATTAGCCGAATGATGCTAAGTCATATTGAGTCGATGCATGGCAAGGTTACATAATGCCCATTTATGAGTTCGAGTGTGTCAATGAAGAGCGCTGCCAAAGCAATCTTCGATATGAGAAGGAGTATCCAATCAATGCAGAACACGATCTTGAATGCCCGTTATGTCACGAACCAATGCGTAAAATTTATTCGTCAGTCCCGGTCATATTTAAATCAGGTGGCTTCTACTCGACGGATAAGTAAAACGCCACGCCGCTCTGAGCAGGACTTATATCAACGGTATTTGACCGAGGCGGTACACTTCTCTGCTAGAAGCCCTCAAGGCTTCAGAGCAAGCCTGAAAGGCGTAGCTTGCTCGGTAGCAGTCGTTATTGGGATATCTCTATCTGTAGCAGGAGCCGATAGATCTGAGGCTTCAATAGATGCAACTAAAGCCCTTAAATTATTAGCTGATTACCAATTAACTTTTAAGCAATTAAGTTGTCATAATCAGATAGTGTTTAAAGAATCCAGTTGGAAGATTGATGCAATTAATGGATCACACTATGGCTACTATCAGATGCGTAATAAGCATATAAAGGGTAAGCCTTATGATTATCAGTTCTATATGTATTGGCACTACGTTGCTCATAGATATGGGATTACTAAGTATGATGAACCTAATTACTGCAAAGCATTACATCATCTAAAGACTAAAGGCTGTCAATGAGTTCATTAAGTAATACCGGGTCGAGTGGTAAGTGGCGCAAGCTACGACAGTCAATCATTAAACGGGATGGATGTTGCCAGATGTGCGGTACTGAGGAACGATTAAGTGTTGATCATATAGTTCCACGCCATCTAGGCGGAGACGATAACCCAACTAATCTGCAAGTATTATGCAGTAGTTGCAATAGTAGTAAGGGGGGTAGGTTTTTT